CTGGTGCTAAAGTGATCATGGCTATCACCCTTGGGTAACCTATGAGAAAAAGAAATAGAAAACAAAAACTACCTTGCAAACTATTTCTTAATCATATATTCTCTGCAAAAGGAGAACAATATGACCTTAAATGACCTTGAAGAAATGGCTCTCAGATGCGGCATGGTAAAGACTAAAAAAAATTGGTCGGCCACCGAAACGCAGCTGGAATGCTTTACAAACAATATGCTTGAGGAATTTAAGCAAGTTGCCAGAGACCAACTAATCCAATCCATTAAAAAAGCAGCCGAGTACGAGCGCGAACAATGCGCCAAGGTCGCTGAAATGGCTTGGTTTGAGGGCATGGAACAAGAGGACATTGCTAAAGCTATTCGCGAAAGGGGAGAGGATTGATACCTTATTCTGCGCAGACCCACGCCGTGGAGTTTGCATGGTTCTTAATTATTGTGGCGGTATTGGTTGGTATTGCAATTTGGTTACGAAACCATGACCGACTTTGAGGCCTTTTGGCAGGCTTATCCGAGACGGGTAGCTAAAGGCGATGCCCGTAAGGCTTGGACCCAGACCGAGGCAATCCGGCCACCGCTGCCAGAACTATTGGACGCTATTCGGCAGCAAATGCGCTCGGACCAATGGCGCAAGAATGATGGCCAGTTCGTATGCTACCCTGCCACTTGGTTGCGCCAGGAGCGCTGGTCCGACGAATTAAAAGTGACCCTGCCTGGCGTGGTCGATGGTAAAGAATGGCATGAGACATGGCCTGGCATTGTGGCTAAAGGCAAAGAACTGGGGATTTTGGAGAGCCAGTTTGCTTTGCCCCATGAATTTAAAGCAGCTGTATTTCGCGGATCGGTTAAGGCTGCGTAGTTGAACAACAAGCTGACTACATCTCAAAGGAATCACCTTACACGCGTTAAATCGCTACCCTGTGGCGTTTGTGGCGTGTCTGAACCCTCAGATGCCCACCACATCGAACAAGGCCTCCAATACCTCTGTATTCCGCTCTGCAAGGATTGTCACCAAGGCAGCCATAACGGCATCCATGGTCGCAAATCCATATGGAACGCAACCAAACAAACTGAACTAACGGTACTCAATGACACAATCCAAAAACTCCTCCGATAGACTAACCCTGCCTTGGCCTCCAAAAGAACTGAGCCCCAACTACCGTGGGCATTGGGGTCCGGTTGCATCGGCTAAGAAAAAGTACCGGTTTGCGGTCCGCATCCTGGCGCTGCAGCAACCAATACTTTTTATTGAACACATCGTAGAGGACGCTCCGATTTACTTGGAGATAGAGTTTTATCCGCCAGACAACCGGCCAAGGGACTTAGACAACATGATTGCATCGTTTAAAGCTGGCCAAGACGGTCTAGCCGATGCCTGGAAGGTTAACGACAAACGAATTAATTGCACATACAAAATAAGCCAGCAACGGGGCGGTATGGTAAAAGTAAGAGTTTTATAGGGAACTGTTTATTATGAAGAAGTTAAAACGCCGTCCAAGATTATCTCAAGACATTTTGTTGCTACTTGAGCGATTACCTAATTTGACCCAGGCGCAAATTGCAGCTGAACTGGTTGCAAAACCGCATTCAATCAAAGCTGTGTTATGGAAATTAGTGCATCGTGAAAATAAAATTGTTGCCACAAAAGGCGCAAAGGCAGATAAAATAACAGGGCCGAAGGTCATTAATATGTACTGTTTGAAGGAATTATGAAAGACATCGAAGCATTCTCACTGGCATTATTGAACTCTGCGACCTGCGCTCATTTGCAGCATTGGCAGACCAAAAGCTATGCGCAGCATAAGGCTTTGGCGAAATACTATAACGCCGTCCCAGACCTCGTAGACCAGCTGGTTGAGTCGTATATGGGTCGGTACGGTCCATTAGACGAATTTGAGGAAGAATTTGAGATTGACAAGGACCCTGTGCGGTACTTTAAAGCGCTACAAAAGTATGTAGACCAAAACAGAAAACACTTGCCAAAAGACACCGAATTACAGAATACTATTGACGAAATTACCGATTTAATTAACTCTTTGCTGTACAAACTGCAACAACTATCCTAAAGGAACACAAAATGAACACATTTAACTGCCCAAAAGACTGTAATGAAGATAAAGGTCGTAAAGAAAAGACCAAAAACGCTGTAATGCAAGAAGGCAAAAACAAGCCAATGGGCGAAAAAATGACTATGAAAGGTCGCGACACCAAGATGGCCACCAACAATTCCGGTGAAATGTACCAGAAGTGAATTGCGGAAATTGCCAGTTTTTTCAAGGTACGCAGTTTGGCCATTGCCGGCGCTACCCTGAATATGTAACCAAACAGGCTGGTATGTGGTGCGGCGAACACAAAGTCGTTGTTCCGCCGCAGCCAATATTCACGGAATTGGCAGCCACTCCAGCACCTACAAAGGTAAGAAAAAATGTTAAGACCGCTGCGTGATCGAATCGTTGTAAGACCTATTGAGCGGGTCAAGAGCCAGGTGATTGATGTCATCATGGAAGAACTACCCAATATCGGCGAGGTATTGGCCGTGGGTCCTGGCGAGATTGATAAAAAGGGCAGACTTATTCCAAACCCAATTGAAATTGGGCAGCGGATACGATTTGGCGGGATGGAAGATTATCTGTCTTACCCTCGATTTGAAGATAACGGCGAAGAATTAATTGTGATGTCCTGGAAGGATGTCTGTTTTGTGGAGGCAGACGATGCCAAAAACCACTAATAAACCTATTGCGCGTACCACTACCGGTAAGGGTAAGAACTACAAACCCACCGAGGCTGGTGCGGGCATGACCGCTAAAGGAAGGGCGGCATACAATGCAAAAAATAATGCAAACCTTAAAGCACCTGCTCCAAACCCTAAAACAAAAGCTGACGAAGGCCGTAAAAAGTCTTTTTGTGCGCGGATGAGCGGAATGCCTGGCCCAATGAAAGACGAAAAGGGCAGGCCAACTCGTAAAGCAGCATCTCTTAAAAACTGGAACTGTTAATTATGGCTACTAAACCTGGACTTTACGCAAATATTCACGCAAAAAAAGAGCGGATCGAGCGCCAAAAGGCTGCCGGCAAGACTCCTGAAAGAATGAGAACGCCAGGCACCAAGGGCGCGCCAACTGCCAAGGCCTTTAAAGAATCGGCTAAAACTGCAAAGAAAAAGTAATGCCGCTCATTAAAGACATTGGCAAAAAGGCTTTTCAAAAGAATATAAAAGCCGAAATAGCTGCGGGAAAGCCAGTCAAGCAGGCCGTGGCTATTGCGTACTCAGTTAAGCGTGAGGCTGCAAGCAAGAAGAAGAAGAAATAATGGCCACATTGTCAGATGTTTTGCGTGAAGCAAGATATACGCCGCGCACAACCTTAGCCCAAACCCAAAAAAATTATGTTATGGGCATTGGCCCAACTGCCATTAAAAACCTTGCTAATCAAAGGGCGGACATAGATGCTGCGTTGGTTATGGGTGATGCGGGGTTACAAATAGGTAACAGAGAGGCGTTTGAGCGCCAAATTTCCGAAGTACCTAATGTGGCCGGTATGTTTATTGGCCCCAAGTCATCTGCCTGGAATAAACCTGCTTACGAAAAAGCCATAGAAATGGAAAAAGCTGGGGCGCGACCCTCTGATATTTGGAGCGAAACCATGACGGCTCGTGGCTTAGATAAGAAATGGCGGCAAGAGATACCTGACAATACTGCGGTATTGGATATGTCTAAAATTCCACAATCACCAACCAGAATAGAACTTGCAAACCACTTTTTGGTTCAGCGCGGAATTGTTCCAAAAGAAAAGGCGGGTTTTGTTGGCGTAGGATCAAGCGAAACTTTAGTACCGGCTGCAGCCCAAAAAGAAGCATTGGATTATGCCGATAACTGGTTATCAACCTTTGAACCACAATCGCAAAAGTTGACAGCAGCTTTTAAACATAATGCGTTAGAACAGGCTTATCCAGAATTAACTAACAAATTAAGAGTTGCGCAAGAAATGCGCCCAAACATACGGGGAACTTATCTAGAAAAAAAGAATTTAGTTACTACTGGTGGAGCCACCTATACGGGCCAAACTGCAGAACAACAAGCTAATGTAGCAAGATCAACTTTGCTACATGAAATTCAACACGCAATCCAAAAGACCGAAGATTTTGGGCGCGGTGGCAACCCAGAATCCGCCAAATTAATTGCCCAAGCCCAAATTAAGTCTGAACTTGCGCCCTTGGCCACCCCGTTTGCAACTAACCGTAAATATTGGGATGATTACGGCGCAGCTGCTAGATCAGAGTACATGGTCCGGTTGGGTGACATTGCGAACCGAGAAAATATTAAACCAAGGACTATTTACAACTTATCAGATTGGTATAAATACGGTGAGGATTACCGCGGACTTGCTGGTTTACAACCTAAAAAGCCAGGTAATGCCAGAGACGAATGGTTTAGGGGTGCTGCTCAATACATTAAAGACCGTAGCATTTCGTCAGATGCCAAATACCAAAACCTGCCTTATAACAACCTGCGGGACGCTAAAAACGCTCAAAAACGGGCCATGACGCAGATTAAAAAGACCGATGAGGCTGCGCGTAAGTTCCAAGAATTAGGGGCAAAACAAAAAAGATTTGAGGAATTATCCGATACAGAGGCCTATAGACGATTAGCCGGTGAGGCCGAGTCAAGACTGACCCAGACCAGAGAAAAGCTGTCTATGGAGGAGCGGAGAGCTAACTTCCCATTCCTGGAGCAATATACCAAGCCAGTTTATGGCACAAGTGCGAACCCAGCACCATACGGGACTAAAGAAACAGTTAATCCTTATGGATTGGATGTGCCAGCCAGAGAAACTGTTGCGTATACCCAATTTAGCGACCCATTAGCAATGTTTCTAAGTGGGAAACCAACCCAAGACCCATTAGAGATGTTTATTGGACTTCCAAAGAGTCGATAACTTGACCGGTCTTGGCCATAATTAAGTCCATTGTGCGATTAAGAACCGCCAACTGTTGCTCACCAGTAAGTATCTCAAACTCTAAAGAATAGATAATTTCCTGATCAGTAGATAAGTAAAGCAGTAAGTCATTCATTTCTCTTGTGCCTTTCTTAGTATTGCTCTAGCAAAGTCTTTAATTCCTTCTAATGTTTTGTCAGGATTGTTCAGTTGCCACAATTCAAAAGCGTAAGCAAACTCCTCTATTTCATCATCTGTTAAATCTTTTAGTTTAGGCTCAGAATAAAGTGGCACTTTACTCATTTCCGCTATGGTGGGTGTATGCCATGTCATAGGCTTTGCCCACTCTAGCTTGCGTTCTTCTACGTTGATGTACGCTACTGGTTCATTGTTCATTTCTCTTGTGCCTTTCTCAAAGCTATATGTTTTTGTAGGATATGCCAGAACTCCGATTTAATGATTTTCATAACTCCTCCATTAGAGTAAACAGTTTACACCATAAGATTAACACAAACAACAAGAAACGATTTATTATTATGTAACTGGAACTTATTGATTGAGTTAATCACTATGGCCGCACCGATAGGAAATTCTAATGCTGTAAAGGGCAAGATGTTCTATGACAGGCTCCGAAAGGTGCTGACTCAAGAACCTCAAAAGCTGGAAAACATCGTTAAGCAGCTGATCACACAAGCTGAACAAGGCGAGGCCTGGGCCGTGAAAGAGGTCATTGACCGGCTTGATGGCAAAGCCGTTCAGACTAATCAAGTCGAGAACTCCGATGGCACTCCGCTCTTAGCCGGAATCCAAGTAATGTTTGTAAAACCACAAGATGCTTGAGACTGTAGACGCAGTAGCTAACGCCGAATTCCCCGTCAAGCTGGCTTTTCTGTTTGAGCCCAAACGATACAAGATTCTTTATGGTGGGCGCGGTGGCGCTAAGTCTTGGGGAGTTGCCAGGGCCTTACTGATTAAGGCAGCCAAAGACCCCATCCGCATACTCTGCGCCCGTGAGTTTCAAGTCTCGATTAAGGATTCTGTCCATAAGCTGCTGACAGACCAGATTGACAGTCTAGGCTTAGAGTCCTTTTACGAGGTAACCCAGACCAGCATTCGCGGTAAGAATGGGTCCGAGTTCTTCTTTATTGGCCTTAAAAACAACATTACCAATGTTAAATCCTTTGAGGGTGTCAACATTTGCTGGGTAGAGGAGGCGCAGACTGTTTCCAAAACTAGCTGGAATGTCCTGATTCCTACGATCCGTAAAGACAACTCCGAGATATGGATTACCTTTAATCCGGAACTAGAGACCGATGACACTTACCAGCGCTTTGTAGTGTCTCCACCAAATAACGCAATAGTACAAAAGATTACTTGGCGCGATAACCCTTGGTTTCCCCAGACGCTGCGGGAGGAGAAAGACAACCTCCATATGCGGGACATCGAGGCCTACAACACAGTCTGGGAGGGCATCTGCCGTAAGACCGTGGATGGAGCGGTATTCGGTAACGAGATAACCCTTGCTGACCTTGAGGGGCGAATTACTAAAGTCCCATACGATCAAATGAAAGGGGTTCATGCGGTCTTTGACCTTGGCTGGTCCGACAATACGGCCATTTGGTTTGTGCAATTTATAGGGTTTGAGATCAGATTGATCAAGTACATTGAGGACAATCAAAAAACCATGTCCTATTACATGGCCGAGATGCAGAAGTTCGGATATCACTTTGACACCATATGGCTGCCGCACGATGCCGAGAACTCAACTCTGGCAGCTGCTGGGCGCTCAATTGCCGACATTGTGAGGGCAGCCGGTTACAAGGTGCAGATTGTGCCAAGGACCCCAACTGCGGACTCTATCAATGCAGCCAGAACAATATTCAACAAGTGTTATTTTGATAGAGAAAATTGCCATCAAGGATTACAATGTTTAAGACATTACCGATATGATGTGGACCCAGATACCAAGCAATTCAGTAAAACGCCGCTGCACGATATCTTTTCGCACGGTGCCGATGCGTTTAAATATCTTGGTTTAGTAGTGAATGAGCCCCGCAAATCGGTAGCTAAACGAGCCGTGCAACAACCGGCTGGATCATGGATGGGATGAATATGGCAAACGACCAGCGTATACAAGACGCACAGAAATATCTGAGATTCGCCAATGATGCGGACTCTTACAATCGCCAAGATGCCTTGGATGACCTTAAATTCTCCGCTGGGGATCAATGGCCAGTAGAGGTACAAAACTCTAGAAACCTTGAGGCCAGACCCTGTTTAACGATTAACAAGCTAGATGGTTTTATTCGCCAGGTCTGTAATCAGCAGCGCCAGGCTAGACCCCGCATGAAAGCGCACTCGATGAACTCGGCTGCCAACGCCAAGGTCGCAGACATCCTAACGGGCATTTTTAAGCATAT